CTATTTCTCCCTTTGCTAGTCCACCTTTTAATAGGTTGTCGATACCAGGTATACCCATAGGAATTGGGTGTCTGAAATCTTCTTTAAGAAGGTCCTCGAGATCATCGAAAACATCTACAATGTTTTTATTGTTTTCTCCAATCTGAAGAGCTGATTTAATCAATTCCTCTAACTTGTCGTAGTTTTCGAACTCCCCACTATCCAATATCTTTTGCGATTTGGTAATGGCTTTCTGTAATTCTTGTTGTTTACAGAACTTCAGGGCTTTTTCTTGTACAAAGGCAAGACCATCGATGGGGGCTTTTTGAATTTTTGATATTGTATCATTCAATATCTTCAACATCAGTTCTTGTGGAAATTCACTTTTAACAATTTGATAAAGTGTTTCAAAGGAAGGTGAGCATTCATACTTGATGTAATACTCTTTTATCAGTTGAACAAGTGTTTTGAAATACTTGTTTTCGAAGTGTGTTGATTCTAACACGTCGAGAATAGTGTGTGAAAAATCCTTCTCAACAATAAGTTGATTGATAAGTTGTAATTGGAAAGTTTCTCCTAAATATTCAAAATTTCTCGACATAATTTTTTCTTTTGCGTATTGATAAATACAATCAAACTAGACTATAGTCAAGGTAATTTGTCTCAAAATCTTTCGCTGCAAAAATGTCAGTAAGGTCCTTAAGTACACTTTTTACTTGCTGACGTATGTCTACGGTGTATCTTATTTTAGGTGGAAAAATTTTTGCATCTAGTGATCTATGACAAATTGTCATATTTTCTTTCATTATTTTGAAGTGAAAAATTTCAGGTCCATCGGTCATAGAGGTCTCCAATATTGTAGGATCCTCCATAATCTCATCCACGAGATCCATCATATAAACTGTGGTTCTCATTTTCTGTTCCGTAAGAAACTCTTCGACAAAATATCTCATGTAATCATAAACTTCGAGTGATCTCTCAGCCACGGGATTGTAATTTTTCACATTGAAATATCTTTGAATAACAATATTGTTATTCAATGTGATAAGGAATTCTAACTTAGTTAAATCTTGTTCTTTCATAATTTATTGAATTTATTAAAATATAAGGGTTTTTTTGGGTTTTTCAAATTTTTTTAACTTTTTTCTTCTCTGTTGAATTTTCTTTTTTCTTTTCTTGTTAACTTCATAAACGGACGAAGGAACTCAACAAACCCTTCATCTGTTTTAGGGAGATACTTAAAAAACCCATCTTGTGTCATCATTCGAATAACATTTTTGTAACTTCTTCCTTCAGGGTCTATATTATCTCGAATGTTTTCTAGAACCAACTCTTTTGCGTTTTCAGTTATCATAGGGTTGTGTAAATCCATAATCATTCTTCTTTTATTGAAAAACTCTAGTCCCTCTTCCGAATTCTTACATCTACCACTCATCAGATTTTCTAACCCCTTCAATTTTTTAGTTTGATATATTTCTGTTGTTTTACTTAGAATATGTTCAAGTGTTGTTGGATGTTCTAATACCTCTGGAAAAAATTTAACCAAAGTTTTTTCACCGAAGTTTAATATTCCAAAAACATTATCAGATTTGTCACCTAATAAAATTTTAGCAAGTAGTAAGTTAACGTGAGGAACTTCTATTTCATCAAGTTTTATTTTATCACCTTCGTAAAAATATTTTTTGTGAAGTGGAGAATAAACACTAATTCGTGAATTTAAAAGTTGAAGTAAATCTTTATCTGAAGAAAAAATGGTAATTGTTTCTTTTTCTGCGTGTAGACAATAGTAGGAAATTAAATCATCACCCTCATTGTAAGGAACTTTAAGTTGTCTTATAAAAAACTCCTCTAGATAATTTTGGACTTTGTTTTTTTGAATATTGAATGATTCTCTTTGGAACTCATTCAGTCTTTCTCTACGATTTAACTTATAGTAAGGGTATATTTCTCGTCGCCTACTTGAGTTATGTTCGTCATCCCAAACCACAAATACCTTGTCGTAATCGTGTTCGTCCAATTGTTTACGAATGGCGTCGATGAAATGGTATAATCCACCGATGTGTGTTCCGTCAACAAAGAAGTCTCTGACACCAAAGAATCCGAGATTGAATAAATTATCTCCATCAATTAATAATGTTTTCACTATTGTTCATTATCTATCTCAGTTTCTTCCTTCAATGTAAAATCACCTTCCAATCCGAGAATTTCTTTCCAATAATCGGCGTATTCTTTTTTGTATTTTTCAACAGAAGTTTTTTCTTCGGTACTATCTTTACCCGAAATAAACCCATGAGGTGTTACAATGATTTTACCATCTTCATAACCCAAACCATTAATGTGGTTTTTCAATACTGAAATTTTGGTACGAGATGCAAATTTGACAGTTCTCTTGTCCTTGGTTGCCGTAATTTTAGTTGTACCAGCACCCTTTTGATTCCCAAACAACAATACGATCGATGAGTTTAACCAAATAGATTCACCACCTTTACTCTTGATTTTGGGTTGTCCAAATGGATTATCAGGAAGCTCAACCCAAGGTTGGGCAACAATTACCAGTGAGTTTTGGAATTTTGATTCAGATTTTCTTGTTCCAGAAATTCTTTGATTGATGCCCATACCAATTTTATCAGATAGAACAGATGCATTGTGTTGTTTACCACCTTTACCGTCATAAGTCATTTTACAAGGTACCGATCCCACACTATCCCAAAGGAAAACTAAATCATAATCAATTTCTCCTTTTTCCTGGGCATCCAAAATTTCATTGATATAATCTGTGATTTGTTCTATGTACAAAAAATTATTGTTGAATAAAAAGAACCCCTCCCAATCTATTTCACCTGTCGACTCATCAACAATTTCTTCACATTCGAAACCCATCATTTTTGCATGACCAAAATCCCATTTCTGTTCGGTTATAATAAATACGGGTAGAATATTTCTCCTTTGAGCATCAATCGCTGTTTTGATTAATGCGGTGGTTTTTCCCGTGTCAGAGTGACCGAGTAACATATTGATGTGACCAATCGCTGGGCCTGGTAAGCCAACGGCATCCAAAAATTCACGGCCTAAATCAAAGTACTCTTGAGGCTTGTATTTAGCGGATGTGGAAAACTTTTTCTTAATATCTGTAAAATCTTTTTTCTTAATTGCCATAACTTAAATTAAATGTGTTGGTATGTGAATTTTGTTGACTCTTCTTTCGTGTCTTCCACCTTCGAATTTGGTTTCCATAAAATAATCCAAAATATCGATAGCATCTTCTACAGAGACGAATCTAGCAGGTATACACAATATGTTTGCATTGTTGTGTAACCTTGCTAGAGATGCCGTCTCAGAGTTCCAACAAACTGCCGCTCTAACATTTGCCCATTTGTTGGATGTAATTGATACACCATTACCAGATCCACACAGGAGTATTCCAAAATTCTCAGGTTCATTTGAGATTTTCTTGGATACTTTGTGAGCGAAGTCTGGGTAGTCGACCGCATCATAGGTGTTAGGACCCAGATCCTCAACATCTAAACCATCCGACTGTAATCTTTTCACAAGTAGTTCTTTCAAATCTACCCCTGCGTGGTCTGAAGCAATGTATACTTTTTTCATTTTTTTCTAATCTTAGAAAGGAAGATCTTCGTCTGGATCAGCGTTCATTTGTGGATCTTCATAGGATGACGCACCACCCATACTTGTTTGTGATTCAGTTGAATCTCCGTAAACGTACTTATTAGCATTAGAGTCCCAACGTGGTGTTTCTCCTCTTGAAATTGCTTCAAGATACTCGACTGGTTTTTTAGAGTATACATCATTCCACGTTAGTTCATCCTTAATCCACTCTTCTTTGATTTTTGGATCAGTGTGTAGTGGGCTAGGGTCATCATGCATGATGGTTTGGATTGCGGTATACTCCGCACCTTTGGGTGTTTTTTGTTTTGCCATCTCAATAATTAAATCTCGACCTTTTTCGGAGTCTGTGATATCACCCTTTTGTCTCCAAATAGGAATGATCTTATCAAGAATCCCATCATTTTTGTAGTTGTGTTTGAACCTCCAAAACTTTACACCCTCTTCTTCAGCATCACGATCAATGACTTTTACAATATAAAACTTTCTTGAATTATATTGTTTCGCCAACTCTTTGTCTGACTCTTTTCCTGTAGACCTCAACTCTTCGTAGAGCTCGTTCAAAGGAGACCTCTCATTATCATTTTTACCTGGGTCATACAGTTTTACCCATTTTCCACCGACTTGAAGTTCATGGTAGTAAACTTCTTTGAATGGGGACGAACCATCTTTGGTAGGGAGAATTCGTACTCTTTTTTGTCCTGTTGAGGAATTTTGTGGGAGGATACAAGCGAAGTATTTCTTCATTTTTTCCTCTTGAGATAAACCATCACCTGAGTGGTTTTTCTCGTACTGTGCCAAAACGGCGTCTAATGAACTCATCATGTTGTTTTTAGAAATTTAAAATAGTGAATAAAAAAAAAAGGGTTTAATAACCCTTTTAATATACGATAAAATGTGAAAAAATCAATAATAGGATCTGAAATTTGTATCAGGTGTAGGTAGAGTAATATCAAAACTTTTTTTAACTTCTGATGGTACAATGTTTTCTACTTCGTCTGATGTCAGAATATACTCATTTTTTCCTGACTTTTCAAGGTCTTCCTCTTTTTCATCAAAAAAATCTGTCAACTTTTGGTTGAATGGGCCTGAATCCAAACTTCTCAATTCTAATTTTTCTTGAGCGGTTTTGGGTCTGTATTTTTCAACTTTTGTTTCCAAGGAATTGATTTTATCAATTAATTGATCCATCTCACCTACTTTCGATTGAAGTGTTTCTAATTGTTTAAACATCCTATCAAAGTATTCTTCTTGTTTACTTTGTATATCCTTTTGAGCATTTACTAGATCCGTAATCTCAAGTTCCTCGGTTCCTGATTCAGTTTCGTCAGTCTGACCTTCAGAACCGATTTTTTCAACTTCGTCATCTTGAGATACATCAATAACTTCAGGTGTTGGTGCCTCTTGTGGAAGCATAGGGTCTGTAGCACCGAGTGGTGGAGTTTGACCACCCGCCGTTGGGTCTGCTGGTGGTGGAGCATTGGGGTCTAGAATTGGTGGTGCGGCATCAGGTGCAACTTCTTGTTCCGTCACATATTTGTTAATTTGGTGATGGCGTCTGATTTCTTGAAGAATTTTTTTTTCTATAGACATATGTTATCCATTTAATAATTGTTTAATTCCGTGAGATGTTTCTACTTGGATTTTTTTATTTGTTCTCATTGTATTGTCAACTCTCTCAATTAATCCATCTCTTTCTCTAACAGTATAACAGTCGCCTGTATCCAAATCACAAACCTCACTAAAGCCATTTGCAACTTGTTTTTGGGTATAACGTGTTCTTTTACCCAAATAATTGTCTAAAATATTTTGTAGTTCCATAATCTTTTTTTAATAAATATATTGATATTGAATTAAATCAACTTAAACTGTTTAAGTTTTTGATAAACTTCGTCTCCTGCTTTTATAAATATCTCTGCCTGACTAGTCGTTTTCCATTTTTCGAAGTCTTCTGGTGTTTGAAATCTTTTCCTTGGCCAATAGTAAGTCCAAAGGATAAACATATTTGTACGATAATCTGCTTGAGTTACCCACTTATTATTATAACCAATTTTAGCATCAGGTATTAAAAGATTGTTACTATTTGTTGTAAAATACAAGTTTTTAATAAACTCAATTGATTTTTCGAAACTTGCAAAGGTGGCATATGGAATTCTACCACCATTTGGAAATTGTTTACAAGCATAAACATCTGACATGTAACTATTCAATCCACCATAATTTATGTTTGGTATTGGGTATCCACCTAACGGAGTTCCTCCTAGGTCGTAGTTAAACGTAATAAATTGGTTGTCGTCATGTCCATTATTATATGCGGTATAGAATACCATTGCTCTTACTCTTGGGTCTGTAGTTTTTTGTTTCAAAATGTTACTAAAATTAGCATAGGTGATTCCAGACACAAACCCTTCGGTACCTTCCCAATTTTTATATGGTAACTCTGAACTTCGTATACTTGCGTCACAAAATATGGGTTGAACGGTAGTATAACGAAGGTTTGTTTGAATTGAGTTTACTATACTTATGTTGTTTGTAGTTCCACTTGTTGGTGCACTCGATTGTTTCAGTCTTCTAACTTGTTGAACTAATTCGCTTAATAAGTTGTTATTGATTGATAAAAGTTGTGTGTCAATTTTAGCTAATGAATAAAAAGGCATTCTTATTCCCTCGAAATATGTTTTAAACGAACCCGCTTCTATTCTATGTTCTACTGATTGTATTTGGTATGCACCATTAAACATGGGTACATATCGTAAATTAAAATACATGGTAGGTTGGATAAGTGCACATCCCAAAGCTTCAACTCGTACATTATAACTCCTTGTCTTATAAAGATTGTATAGACTTACACTACCTAAACTTGTTCTTAATCCACCTGCTTGTGCTGCCATTTCTGTAATTACCTTATTTGCTTCAGTGGTAGATGCTCCAAGAATTTGATCCATATTAATGGAACTAAATATACTTTGATTACGAGTTCCAAAATCCACATTAAAACCAACCACCCTATTTGTGTTTGCCCAATTTTGTTTAGTGTTTGTGGTTGCCGAACTATTTTGAGATTGGTTTGCAAAATCAAAACCATCCGATCTCCATCCATAATTTGAGTTCTGATTCAAATCCAAATGTTCACTTGGATTTCCAACATAATAACACAAAAACGCTGGCTTGGAATCTCGTGTATCTACATTATTGTAAATTCCAAATAAATTATTTGCAATGTCTTCAACAGTTTGAGATTTTGGTTCAATACCATTTCGGACTTCACCTTGACCCCACCAATTAATGTAGGCTGGCATTGGCATCATAAAAAATTTATTGTCAACTAAAATTTTACTGACAAAATCAATAACGCGTGCGTCTAAACTTGCATAAGAATTAAAGAATTCTAGTAATTTAAATGGATCAACAAGAACGTCTCCAACATCTCTGTTTGCTCTGTCTAAAAATAAAACTTCCTCGAATATCGTTTTTTCTTCAAAGTTAGCACCAGCAATCCATTTATCATTGAAAGATTTGAATGCTTGATATAATTCAATTTTGGGTTGAACTCCATTGATCGCTGACAATAAAGGTTTATCTGTGGATTCCTCTAATTGAGGTAATTGTTTTTGTAATAGATTGAAAAGTGAATTTAAAACTAAATTCAGAAAATTATTTTTTGTGGTATAAAAATCATTTATTTCTGAAGTGAAGTCACTTATTGTATAATCACTATTCACCCCTGACTTTCTATTGTTAAACGGTGCTACTAGTTTTTGGGTGGCGAATATTTTTACGAGTGGAGCAACTATTTGGATGTTTTCTGGTGTAAACCCAACATTCATAGTAATGAAAAAATCTGTAATACAACTTCCACTATCACTATACTTCATACCATCTACACTTGCAAACCCAACGTAGGTTCTTAAAGTTTTCCAAGCCTCAGGATATCTAAATTGTGAGTCGAGCAAACTTGTTTGTAATGAATCGCCTGGTAAAGATCCAAGTACATATGGTGAAAATTCATATCCACCAAAAACTCTATACCTATCGTCTGTAGTAAAACTTCCAAATAACTTTCTATCAAAATTTCCAGGGTTACCAAATTTGAAAGCGATATTATAATTTAAAAATTTTTGTATGGCCTCTGTCAATACTCTACCTTGTTTTGCTACACAAGTATTCACATAATTTGTTTGTGTCAGTTCTTTAGAAACTTCATCAACAACTAAACAATTTGCAAAAACTTGTTGGAATGATCTGTTCACAAAATCATCAGACAAAAGTTCTTGACTATTAAATTGTCGACTAGATCTAGAAAAATTTAAAAATTCTGTTTCAAATTCATCCAATATTTCTGTCTTAAAAACACCAAAAATTTCTTCAATATTTGAATACTTATTTGACATTTCAAACGCATTACTATTATCTTTGGATGGTTGTATTAAATTGACATATTCATTGTATGCTGGTTTTGTGATACTGCTATTGTCGAAGTACCCAAAATTGGGGGCTCCCCAGAAAAATCTAATTGACCCATCGTTAACTGCCGTGTTGTTTAAAATTGGTTGTGACATAATCAACCTTGTTCCGTTATTCTTGAAACACTCGTACTTTACTTGATTGTAATTAGTACCAAAACTAGGTAAAACTATAGTTTTGTTTCGAGCAGTGGTATTGAATTTTGCGGATGTTTTAGTATTGAAGGTCATAAACCAACCCTGAAAATCCAAAGAAGCGTTACGATTTGTGAAATTAGGATCGAACCCAATTCCCTCTCTCATTGTTGCGTCTGTAGCTCCAATGTTTAAACCTTCATCAACAAAGTTATCTAAATCATTATTTGTATAACCAGTCAAAAAGTCTAACCCAGTATAAAAGAATAAAACATCATTTACAAGTGACGGATAAAATCCAACATACTTTTTCTGAATTGATTCAATTGAAAATGGATTCAAAATTTCTGTTTGAGCGTATATTGTAATTCCACTACCATACAAATTTTTTGTAACATATTGATGTTGTAAACTGTTTGTTGTTGGATAATATATTTGCCCCACATCCACATTTTTCCACACAGAATCTAAAATGTCGATCCCAGACTCAACATACTTTTTATATCGGTGCCATATGGAACCATATTTTAAGACCCATGCATAAGGTAATCTATGTATAGCACCAAACTTTGTCAGTGTTGCAAATAAATAATCCTTAGAAACATTGTTAACATTAGATGTTACGTCTACGATGTCTTTGAGAGGTTCCCTCAAAGTGGATAATGGTAAACTATTCAAGAATAGATATGCGGCTTTTAGATATGGATACTGAATGTCATTTCTATCGTTTTGTACACCTTCGATAAATGCGTTTGTAAAATACGGGGTATTCAACATTGATACCGTTTGATTCGGTTGAAGATTACCTGTATTTCCACTATAACTTAAAGGACCTTCCGTGATTGCAAATTTAGATGAATTAATTTTCTCTGTATAATAAGTGTTGAAGTCCACAAAATTATTAGACCCTATTTGTTGTGGAAAATTGGAAATTACAATATTGGGTTCTGTAAAGGATAAATAAGAATTATTTACAAATGGTCTATTGATATTGTTATTAGCGTTTGCAATAGTTTGAAAATTGGTGATGTAATTTAGAGTATCGTTCAAAAACAAACTTCTTGTGGTACTATTGTACGATGAATTATTGTTTACATTCGATAGATTTTGTTGTACCCAAGAATTATCTACAAACGGGTACAAATCTAATAAATCAGTTGCGTTTGATGAACTACTCTTAACAAACTCTTGGACATTTTTCAATATACTTGTGTCTTTACTAGAATTATTAGCCCCAGAACTTATTGTTGCCGCAGGTAAAATAGAGAAATCTTTTTGTGTTTTGGCTCTTAAATAATCTGATGTAAAAACACCTCTTATAAATTGTTGCCAAGAAATACCAACCCCCTCGTTTGATATGTTTCTCAAGACTTGTAGGTAGTTTGCAGAACTAAAAGCGGTGTTCTTTAATAATTTTGTAATGAATGGGTTGGAAAATGAATTCAAAGCGTTTCGAATATTTATCAGTTCCATTTCAGACAAACTGTCTATAATACCAACTTTCTCAGCGTTAGGTCTTGATAGTCGATCCCAAAAGGTTTGTAAAAGTACTCTCTCATATATTTCATATAGGAACTTTACATCTTGTAAGTCACTTAGTATGGCATTACTTGTTGGAAATTCAACCGCATTAACTGTAATCCTATTGATTATTCGTCCTATATCATTTTCACTTAAGTTACCCGATTGTTGGGATTCACTCTGATAACTTTTAGTTATACCTCTGATGTATTCTTCAACAAATTGTACTTCAGGCCATATCTGGTAGTTAGACGCTCTAGTTTTTTGAATTTCCGATTGTTCGCCTGGATACATAACAACATAGTTCTGTTTACCATCTTTTTCTATCTGTTTGCTTAAATACAAAGGCCATGGGTAAACCTCTTGATTAATTAAACTGTTTTGATTAACATCTTTATTGTTGTTTTTAATATCAGGTGAAACACCATCACTTGATTCATAACACGCAAATTTCTTTATTGGGTTATTTCTTTCTGACCATGCGTTTTTATGTACAAGATCAAGTAATCTATAAAAAGCCTCAACCGATGCGAAAATAATACCCATAACATTTCTCATCGTGGGTTTGAATCCTAAACCATTTGGTCCTTCAATTTTTTTGTTCAAAAAAATAGATAGATACTCGATAACAGCTTTCCTTTGAGTCTCCAACTCACCAAATGTTTTATTGATTATTTCTTCAAATTGTCCAACGCCATTTGAAAAAACAAACGTGTAACTTGGAAATGTAACACCTTGTGCGAGTTGATCTACAATAGTTCGAAAGAATTGTCCTTCTTGGTTCTGTAGTGTTATCACCTCGACATCTAATGGTGCTCTTTTGTTTCTAGCTTTAAATGTCTCCACCCAATCAATGTCATTTTCTGTTATTTTTTTTACAAAGCTATTTTCTTCTACTAAAGCTCTATCTTTACTTTTTGAAGCGTCTATTTGTTCTATTGTTTTTATCTGACTAGTACGTACTACTTTGTCAACCGTAAAAGTACCACCAACACCAAACGTTGGGTTTTTTAATAAAGCAGTTTTGTATTTTGTTACTATTTGTTGTAATTCAGTGAGTGCGTTTTCAACAAATTGACTATTAGACCTTGTTTGTTGGTTTAAAATCCAAACCTGCGTTTTAGGTTTTTCAGTAATTTGAGTTGTGGGTTGATTATCATCTTGGGAACCTGTGTTGTTTTCTTTTTGTTTAAGGATAAATATTTTATCTGGATCTATGTATTTTCTGAACCAACTAAACTCACTAGTCGGATCTGTGACGGCATTTCTAAATGTTTGTAATATTTCGAAATAGTCATCAGCGTTTGTTAATGGTGTAAAATCTGATTGTCCAAAAGTTGTTTCTAAATTTTTCTGTAGAGATTGAAGTTGGGCTCTAAATTCAGGAAATGTAACTTCTGGGAAGTCAGGGTCTAACAAACCAAGTGCTTTGTATTTTTTATACACATTTGATATAAATTGTCGACCACGAGTAGTTCTTACGTTTATTGCCGTTTTTTTGTCATCACCAACAGAAACTTGGGCCGCTGAGACTGATGGTGATTGTTCTGTTGTTATTTTAAAATCACTCGCGTACATAAATGGTGTTGCAAACAAAGCCCCTATTTGTGTTTCTGCAAGAACCGTATATTTGTATGAATAAAATTGCAATGTAATTCTGTAGTTACCTGTCGCTGATTCAAATGCTGCCGAAAATTTGGTGAGAATCAATTGGTATTTAATAGCTTTACCATAATACCCTTTGATTGTTAAATAAAACGTCGGATATGGTAAATTAAAGAAAAATGCATACTCTGAATTTTCACCTTTTTCAAATAAAGCTCTACCGTGTGTGTCTATCAAAACCATATCCACTGTAGGTGTGAATGATCTCGTGTTTTTTATCGCAATACTTTCAATACCCAAAAGACCCGTGTCTTGTTTATTTATTGTGTTTTGAGCATAATAAAATTCGGATGATTTATTTGGTTTACTTATTTGTTGAATACTAGGTTGATTGATGCCTTCACCGATCAAAGAGTTTAACCCCGTAAATTGATCTGTATAAGTGTTGTCTAAAAAGGTCTTTCCTCCAGGTCTCAAAAAATTTATAGACGCTAACACTTGAGTCTGTATTCCATCATCTTGTGCTTGACCCTCAATAAGCTTGGTTCTTGGAAGCATTTGAGCCTCCAAATTTGCATACATTACGAAGTCTTCTTGTTTTATACCTCTCTCCCTGACTTGTCCGTCTTGGTTAATTACTTTGTTTGGGTCAACCAAAAGGATATTGTCGTAACTCTGAACAACAAATACATCTTCATTAACTCTCGAAAGATTATCTGCCATAATATAAGAAATAGTTGTTTAACTCGTTTTGGTAATCTTGAAGAGATGATACCAAAGGAAACGGAATGGTTATTATTGAATTGTCAGGAATATTCCATTCTAACCCTCCAAATTGTGGATT